GTGCTGCAAAGAAGGCTGTCAATATTGCTATAGCATACAACGTATGGTGTGGTGGAACGCCTAGTATCAAAACACAATTTACTAAGTAAGGATAATAAATGAGTGAGATCTATTGGCATTTACAGTGGTATCTATTAGACTTAGAGATGTACAAATTTATTCTAGAGTGCTTTATTAAATGGGGGTTATAATGTATTTCAAATTTATGTATCTAATATATAAGACTTCTGCTAAGCAGATAAGAAAAGGTTTAAACAAGCGTTATCCAACTTATGCAGTAGCGCTTAGACAAGGAACTAGTGAGCGATCCTAAAGAATTATTACTCCAGGTTCTTAGAGATAAGGATGCTGGTAGAGCTAGATCTAAGCAGACACAAGTAGGTCCATCTGAGTTAGGTGGATGTCGGCGTAAGGTTTGGTATCGTCTCAATGGGCGAGATGCAACTAATGATAATGAATTAAAGTTAGCTGCAATTATGGGTACTGCTATCCACGCTGAGATTGAGAAGGCTATATCCGCTCTTGATCCAAAGGGTGAGAAGTATTTGGTTGAAACAGAAGTTGAGTTCGGTGATATGAAAGCTCATATAGATTTATATATACCTGAAACAGGAGATGTGATAGATTGGAAAACCGTTAAGGTTAAAAATCTATCCTACTTCCCATCGCTACAACAGCGTTGGCAAGTACAGGTGTATGGCTACTTACTTGATAAGTCAGGCAAGGGGAGTCCTAAAACTGTCAATCTAGTAGCCATCGCCCGTGATGGTGATGAAAGAGATGTTAAGGTTCATAGCGAACCATATGATCCAAAGATGGCAGAGGAAGCTCTTAACTGGCTTGCTGCTATCAAAGAGAGCGCAGATGCACCAGAGCCTGAGCGTGATCAGAGTTACTGCAAATCCTATTGCAAGTACTTTGATGAGAGTGGCGAGATGGGATGCGTTGGTATAAAAAAAGAACGTATCAAAGAGGGTGAGATATTCATAGACAACCCAGAGGTTGACACATCCGCTTTGAAATATTTACAACTTGATGCAAAGATAAAGGAACTGTCTAATGAAAGAGATTCATTAAAGACAGCGTTAGAAGGATTTACTGGTCAGACTAACAGTGGTGTATCCATTACTTGGAGCACCATTAGTGGTAGAGAATCAGTAGATGCCGAAGAGGTTGAGAAACTTCTCGGCTTTGTACCAAAAAAACAGGGACAGGAATCAATAAGATTATCTGTCAAACATACTGGAGGTAAGTAATGGCTGCACCGGAAAGCACTAAGTTCCAGATTAACTATAAGTTATCTGATGGAACTCTAGTAAATCTTTACGCAACAAGTCAGGCTGAACTAGAGACATCTCTAACTTCAATAGCTGACCTAGCAACACTAGTAACAACTACTGGTACCACATTAGGTACAACTCCACAATCAAATGGTGGATCAATCGCCTATGCTAAGAAAGCATTAGGCGCAACAACTGTCTCTGCAACAGATGCAACTGCACCTGATTGTAAGCACGGTTCAATGGCGTTTCGTTCAGGCGTAGGACAGAAGGGTCCTTGGAAAGGTTGGATGTGCGCTGCACCTAAGGGTGCCACAGACAAGTGCGATACCGTCTGGATTAGATAAGTTATGCGGGTTCCCTGGAACTATGAGAACCCAGCTTGTGCCGAAGTGGGTGTGGAGTTTTTCTTTCCTGAAGTAGAGGATGGAGATAGAGTCCACACTCAACAGGCTATAAACGTTTGCAAGATTTGTCCCCACCTTGCAGAGTGTGCAGAATGGGGAATCAACAAGGAACGGTTTGGCACTTGGGGTGGTATCACCGCAGCCAAAAGAAAATATATCAGAAGGCAAAGAGGAATAGTTCTACCGAGAGAGGAATACGTTGCTAAATCTTACTAGGGCGTGGCGTGGTAGCAATACCAATGCAACACCACTACCTGACGTATGGAAAGATCTTGCTAAGAAGCAGATCAAGTTCCGTAGAGGTCAGGTATGTATGGTTGCTGCTGCACCTAATGCTGGTAAGAGTATGTTTGCTCTTATCTATGCAGTTAAAGCAAAGGTTCCAACCTTGTTTTTCTCAGCCGATACTGATACACCAACTGTGATGATGAGAGCAGCCTCTCACCTATCAGGACACAGTCAACTACTGGTGGAAGCTAATCTAAATAATAGCCGTCACTATTACGATAAGTATCTTTCCGATATGGAGAACATACAGTTTGTCTTTGACTCATCACCATCACTAGATGATATTGAGTTAGAGGTTAAGGCTTATGTTGAACTGTATGGAATACCACCAGAGTTGATTGTTATAGATAACCTGATGAATGTGGTTGCCGAGTCAGATAATGAATGGGCAGGTCTGCGAGCTATTATGGTGGAGTTCCACGATATGGCTCGCAAGACTGAAGCCTGTGTGATGGTATTACACCACGTCTCTGAGCAATCAGAGTATGGCAAGGACAATAAACCACCTGCTCGTAGGGCTATTCACGGTAAGGTATCTCAACTGCCTGCCTTGATACTTACTCTTAACTATAATTATGGGCCACATAATAGCGAACTACAGGTTGCAGTAGTTAAGAATAGGTTTGGTCCACATATGGCAGATGGCTCAGACTTTGTTAGTTTGTTTGTTAACTATGGTGTCTGTCAGATATCTGATGCTGATGCACTAGGTCAGATGTATAGAAGGGATGCCAATCTAAATGTCAGCCAAGTATAATAAGACTAAAGGTGCTCAGTTTGAGGTTGATGCAATGAAATGGTTTAGAAAGATGGGCGCAGTAGCTGAACGCTTGCGCTTATCAGGAGCAGAGGATGAGGGAGATCTAGTAGTTATGGTTGCCGGTGAAACCTACATCTTTGAGTTAAAGAATACTAAGACTTTAAATCTAAAGGAGTTCTGGGATGAAGCGCAAACAGAGGCTACTAATTATGCTAAGCATCGTGGTGTTGATAGGCCTTTTTCTTATGTACTATTCAAAAGAAGGAACGCAGGAATAGATAAGGCTTGGGTGATACAGGACCTAACGCAGTGGTTGGAGGATAAGAAATGATTTGCTTAACTTGTAGGTCAGCAGGGCAGGAAAATCTCAAAGACAATTACAATAGGTCTGAGGTTCTACATAAAGAATGTAAAGGAGACTGCGCTTGTCAACACAAGACTGGTCCAGGGTGGGTAAAAAGAGAAGGTATAAAGGTCCCACTGATGCAAACGCAATCTCCATAAGTGTAATAGTTTCACACTATGGCGGTGAGGTAAGAGAAGGTAGAGCTTGTTCTGTTAGATGTGTACTACACAATGACAGCAGAAGGAGTGCGGTAATCAATACAAAGGACAATTTGTATTACTGCCACACTTGCGGTAAAGGTGGCAACGCAGTAAACATTGTTATTATTAAAGAGAATATGGGGTTTAAGGATGCTCTCAACCGTGCAGTTGAAATCCTCGCTGGAAGCGGCACTGCAATACAGCAAGGATCTAAACGAGGAAGCAATAAAGTTTCTCGCAGATCGTGGGATCTCTGAGGAGATAGCACGGCGGTACCACCTTGGTACCATTATGCAACCTTTTGCAACCCACGAGAACTATCAGGGTTGGTTATCTATACCTTACCTAACTGCAATGGGACACTGTGTTGGCTTTAAGTTTAGAAGATTAGATGAGGGCAAGCCTAAGTATGGAGCACCACTAGGGCAGAAGGGCCATCTCTATAATGTCAGCGATATTATTATTAGTAGTGAGTACATAGCAATCTGTGAGGGTGAGCTAGATACTATTGTTGCATCTGCAATCCTAGGTATACCTGCAGTTGGAGTGCCAGGAGTACAGGCTTGGAAACCCCACTTTACAAGGATGTTTTCAGGGTATGGCAGGGTTTATATTGTTGGTGATAATGATGTTAAAGAGGATGGTTCTAATCCAGGAGCAGAGTTTTCAAGGATGGTAGCGCAGGAGGTGAGTAACTCTACTATCGTGTCGCTACCTGCTGGAATGGACCTCAATGATTTATACTTAGCAAAGGGTATAGATGAGACAAAACGGACAATAGGGGTGCCAAATGTATGAAGAACTCAGACCTGACGGTACTAGCAGAATGGTTGGCAGCCTTGGGGATTTATATCATCAAGATCAATCACGAGAAGAACACAATAGAGATCGCACCACCACCAACACGAGAGTAGATGATGAGTTCATTACTGATATGTGGCGTGTTATGGATGCTGCTGGTAATTTACTTATTGCAAAGCACCACGATTACGGTCCGTTAAATATAGCAAGATCTCCTGGCGGTCCGATCAACGGATTAAGAGTTCGTATGTGGGACAAGGTTGCTCGCATTAATAATCTAGTAGATAGCAATGTTAATCCTAGTAATGAATCATTACGGGATTCCTTTATGGATCTACTTAACTACTCAGCTATTGCAATTATGGTACTAGATGGTAAGTGGCCTGAGGTTCCAACACTGGATTGTGAATGACACCAGAATTACATCCAACTCTATACGAGTTAGTTCCATCTGTATCTTATGTAATCTCTAGAAAGTTTAAGGGTTGGGTAGATCTAGCAGATATAAAGCAGGAGTGTTTTCTCTGGGCTATTGGTAGAGGGCAACAGTTTGTTGATCTATTAAACGAACCTGATGCTAACAAGCGTGAACAAAATGAAAGACGAATTGCATATCAGATGCAACGAATGGCTGAACGGTTTGCTCGTAAAGAGAAGGCTCGCAAGGCTGGGTATAAGACAACTGATGAAGCCTTCTATGACACAACAACTATCGCTCAGTTAATACCCTTTGTTATATCTTCAGTAGTAGATGGCACAGTATTAGAGCAAGCACAAGAGATGATCAACGATGGCACACCTCGTAAGCAATCAACACCTGCTGAAGGTGGCAACCTACTAGCGATCCTAATAGATATTAAGAAGGCTTATCTAAAGCTAGAGCAAGAGGATAAGACCATACTGCAGATGAGATACCACGATAGTTTTACTCTGCAACAGATAGCACAATACCTAGAATGTGCTACATCTACAGCAGATCGCAGATGTATATCAGCCTTGCGTAGATTACAAGATAGGCTCGGAGGACAAACGCCTTGGAATTAAACATAATTTACAATGAGGATTGCTTGGAGAGTATGAAAGGTATGGATGATAACTCCATAGACCTAACTATTACATCTCCACCTTATGATTCACTTAGGGTTTATAACGGGTACTCATTTAACTTTGGATCTACATCTAAAGAACTATATCGCATTACTAAACAAGGTGGTGTGCTGGTATGGATAGTAGGTGATGAAACTATTAAAGGTAGTGAAACTGGTACTTCCTTTAGGCAAGCACTTGGTTTGAAGGAAGCTGGTTTTAATCTACACGACACTATGATCTGGCGTAAGACTAATCCTATGCCAAAGTTTAAGCATAAGCGTTACTCCTGTGTCTTTGAGTATATGTTTATATTATCCAAAGGACAACCTAAAACTTTTAATCCTTTAATGCAGCCTAATAAAAGGGCTGGTGAACTTTATGATTACACAGCTAAGTTAAAAACTACAGGTAAAGTGAGAAAGAAAAAAACATTTAATATAAATGATGAAAAGTACCGAGATAATATATGGGAAATAGCTGTATCAAGGAATGAAACGGATCACCCTGCTGTATTCCCTGAGAAGTTAGTATCAGATCATATAATTTCTTGGAGTAATGAAGGTGATATTGTTTACGATCCTTTTATAGGATCAGGGACTACTGCCATAGCTGCTAAAAAATTAAACAGGAATTACATAGGTAGTGAGATTAGTTCTGAGTATTGCGCTATGGCAGTGGGTAGATTGTGATTGAGTTAAAAGAACCGGAACTACTTGACTATCTTAAAGAGTTTTACTATCCCGATCTTGAGAAGTCGGAAGAGTTTGACAACTGGGATTGCATATCACTAGAACATAAGATGTTTATAGAATTGAAATCTCGTAAGACCCACTACCCTGACTTACTTATAGAAGAGAGTAAGTATCAGGGTTTAATTCTTGCAGCAGGTATTAGATCCCTTACTCCTTGGTATATCAACGCTACACCTGAAGGGATATGGGGATTTAATCTATCTACAATACCTCAACCTAAGTGGCAAGATAAGTGGCTACCTATTACAACTGAGTTTGCTAACAGGACTAGTCGCACTAAGTTAGTAGGGTTTCTAAAGTTAGAAGATGGGATATTGTTTTGATCTACGAATATAAATGTAATCTTTGTAGCGCAGTTATATCTATTGAAAGACCTATCTACGGTGTTGAAGATGTGCCTATCTGTTGTCAACAAACTACTAGCAGAGTATGGTCTGCCCCTTCTATTACCTTCAAGGGTAATGGCTTCTACAGTACGGATAACTAATGACTACCTACCCTAATTGGTTTGCTGAAACAGCACAACAAAACTTTGCTACCTATCTTGCTGAGTTCAAAGATAAACCTAACCTAAAGTTCTTACAGCTTGGTGTGTTCACAGGTGATGCAACAGTTTGGTTATGCAATAACATCTTAACTGATAAGAGTTCTAAGTTAATTGATGTTGATACTTGGGAGGGTAGTGATGAGCAAACCCACGCCGAGATGGACTTCAGCGATGTCTATCAGGTATATCAGGAGAAGGTAAAAGATCTACCAGTTGTATCTGTGGTCAGTGATACGCATAAGTATTTGATTAGACAGTTAGATAATTTTATTGGTGCATTTGATTTTATTTATATTGATGCAGACCACACAACAGTTGGTGTGCTACTAGATGCTGAACTTAGCTGGCCTCTACTAAAGAGTGGTGGTGTTATGGCATTTGATGATTACACTTGGGGAAGAAACCTTCCACCATCTAAGACACCACGCCCTGGAATACTTCTATTTACTGATCGGCACAAGGAAGAGATAGATACTTTAGTTATTAACTCACAGTATTGGATTAAGAAAAAGTAGAAAGCCCCACTCGGAAGGGTAGTGAGGCTCTCTTATTATGACCGGAGAGAAAGGTAAGAACCGGTCAAGACTTGGATACTATCACATTAATAACAATAACTGCTTACCAATTTCTTGAGTATATACAGGTGGTATCGCTTCCACTAACTCTCCCCATATCATCCAATCAATTCCCATAGCTTCTCTTGCTTGCTCTATAGTTTTTGCGGTATGACCCCCCCCTGGAATTTCGTCACGCATAGAACCATACACACCTACTGGTTTGCCCTGTTGTTTATGCTTACAAGGTGATCCAACAAGAGGTAAGTTGGACTCAAATCTTCTATGCCTTCTAACCTTTAATCCAAAGTATGAACCACACATTTGTATTGGTTTAATCAAAGGTGCG